TCAGTCAGGTCTAGGTCTTGTGCAGTAACTTGTGCGTCTACGTAAGCTTTAATACTTTGCTGAGTTGCAAGAGCTGTGGCGCTATTGCTAGACATATTGTCTTCGTCAAGGATTGCAGTAACAGTAATGCTATTGCCAAGTTTTAAAGACGTTGTAGCTGTGATGCTATCAATGTAGGCAGCTTTAAAACGTGCTGCATCTGTGCCAAGGTCTACGTCACTATCGGTCACAGGATACACTACACCGTCTTCAATGCGTACTTGTTCAACGGCTGTGCCACCTACTTCAACGTAAACGCTCCAGCGGTTGTTAGTGCTGTCAACAACTATCTTGTTTTTAAAATCTTGGTCGCCAATAATTTCAATGTTGCCGCCTTCACCGGGGCCGCCATCGTGTTGATGCCCAGTTAAGCCCGATGAAGAATATGCAAAAGCATTTACCAGTTGGTTGTATTCATCATTAAACAGTGATGCTGTAATAGTGTCGCCGTCTGTGAGGCTACTTTGTCGTGTATAACTTGTTCCTGCCATCTGGGTTATCTCCTGCCTGCTGGGACGTAATTTATGTATATGCCGTTAATTGCGTATGGTGCTTTTGAGTCTGAGCTACTAATTCTAAAGTTGCACGAATGTCCACTACCTTGTATAGCCTGTCGAATCATTGGGTCGTTGCTTGCGCCAAATACTGCTGTTCCAAATATTGCGGTTCCAAACAATGCAGGAAGCGGTATAGAATCTAAAACATAATCGGCTGGCTGCGGTATGTCTGTGTCTTCGTAATCATAACGCACTCTAAGTGTCGGTTGCGCTTCGCCTTCAGGCGTAATAGAAATCTTTGCGTAATGTAAAGTCTTTCTAGTTCCAATGTCACCAAAGTCATAGTTAGGCGTTGTGTACTGAGCTGAAATATTAAAAGGAACGCCGCCTGAATAAAAGCTATTGCCTGTATCGTGATTATAGACGTAGCCAAAATAATCTCCGTGATATTCTTGTTCTATGCCGTCAGAATCAAATTCCGAAGTAAAAGCAGTGGCTTGAATGCCTTGTGTTTGTGACCACTCAAAACCGTTAGGCGTTAAAGTCCCAATAATACCTTTAGTTAAAGATGGGGCTTCTCCAGCTACAGTATAAAATAATCTGTACTGAGATTTACTTCTTAAAACTTCGCTTGAAATTGTATAAGTATTTATAGCAAAAGCTAAGTCTGAAATTACTGATTGTATCTGCCGGCTTACTGAGCCTAACTCAACATCGCCAATACGGGCAGTGCCGGCAACAGAACGAATACCGTCAGGAGCCAAAAACACCAAGTCGCCTCCAATTTCTTGAATGCTTTTGCCGTCTAAACAACCTATGTTTTTTGCTATAGGTACAACTTGAATATTGCTGGAGTCGTTAATGTTTATTAATTTGTGTAAACTATTCTGACAAAATATAATTAAATCGCTTCTAAAGCTTTTAATGCCTACAATAACATCAGAAATTGTAACTGCCCCAGCTCCAGCACCAGTAAAGTTATCAGGGTCTAAATTAACACTATAATATATTGTAGACTCGTGGTCTGTAACTCCAGCAGCTACTAAGTGATGGTCGTGTACTGTTATTTCTCTGACTGCATGTGTGCCAGAAATAATAGAAATTTCTTGTGTGTGAAATGTCCTAGTATTTAATGCGCCAAAACCTTCCATTCTAAAACTAAAAAGTTGATTAGCGCCGTCAGCAATAATAAGCTCGCCATAATCATAGCTATTAGAAAACAAAGAAAAACTACATTGCTTTTGATTAGTTCTTGCTAAAAGACTTTTTCCTGTAAAAGTAGTATAGTCATCTCCGCCACCGCTAGAAATTCTATTTACTTGAAGCCAGCTAGTTCCATCTTGGCTAAAATAAATGCCAGTTCCTGCACATACAATAAGACCATCTGCATACGTATGGAGACCTAAAATAGGGTCATTACCGCCAGTAGGTCTAATAGCATCATCTCCACCAAAGGGAGTATAGCCGTTTATGCGGCGATAGCCTCCGTCTGGGTCTACTTCAAAGTTTAAAAGCTTTGTAGCTACTCCGGGCTGGGCAAGCATCTCAAGCTGATTGAGGTTAGTATTTAAACCTCCTTTGCATGAGATACCAAAAGGTTGGGAAGCTGCCATATTATACGAATCTCACTCGGTCATCTTTAATAAAAGTAGGTACTGGTTCAATAAGGTTAGAACGCATACTGCGTAATCCTTTTTTATAGTCTTCCATTGCAAATGATGCTGCTTGTGGATTGTCTTTAAACTGCCAAATATAATAACGTGCTCTAGCTAAAAGAACTGAGCTGTACATCTCAGGAAACACAAGGGTGTCTGAGTATGCGGTTAGTTTTGTAGGCAAACTCCATGCATAAAACCAAACACGATATACTTTATCGGGAATTGGGCTAAGTCCAAACTTGCGGCTGTCAGGACTTCTAATAACGCTATTAGGTACTCCAAATGCTTGGGCATCTGCGTCATCTAAATTTTCTGAAACTCGTCTAAATGTTTTCCAAGCTTCGGTAGTCATAAAGGAAAGGTTCTTTCCAGTATAGGGGGATGTTTCCCCAGTAACTCCTACGGTCGTAATATAAAAATTATCCCAATCAACAGAGCCATAGTCGGTTGTTATACTATCACTTGCAGGTTTTAGCTCATAAAAGCGTGTACCAGCTACCGTTTCAATATAAGTGTTTCCGTACATTGGGTCTACGTCACCGCTTTCGGCAACGGATAAAAAAGGCCACTGAGGTTCTTCGTTTATGATGTCAAAGTATGCGCGATTTAAAGAATCCTTAACGTGCTGCTGAACCCCGATAGCTGTATTAAAGTTGCCCGAAGTGAGCGTAACTTCATTCAGTTCTCGCAAAAGCTCGTTAGTTAAATCTAAGTACGATGTGGACATGTTTATTTAGCCTTTAAATTTGTTAAAGATTGGGGGCCTTTTACAGCCCCCGCACTTAATTGGTTACAGCTTATGCAATGTTGAAGTAGCATCCAACAAGGGCTTCAGGTCGGAGAACCTTAACGCCGTATACGTGTAGACCACGGCAGATGTCACCAAAGCTAGACGGGTCACGGATGACCTCAGTGCTGGTGATAGTCTGTGCAGTACATACCGCAGATATGTGGCCGCCCAAGATGAGGCCGTCAGCGTTAGCGACAAGACCACCCATGTTGTTAGACTTATACATGCTGAATCCACGCAGCTTGCCAGAGCTTACTAGACCATTGCGGATAGAGCCTTGGCCGCCGTTGTAATCTACTGATAAGAGCTTAGAGTCAGACTGTGACAGCTCTTCGTAGAATACAGGAGGAGCAACTACCCAACGACCTTCTTCTGGTACGTTTTGGTCGTCAAGCAGACGAGCCAAGCGAGCCAGTACATCCAGAGGGTCAGTGTTAGCATTTTGCAAACCGATTGCGTCAGTTCCTGACAGAACGCCGTCACCCGCTGAAGCAGTAGTATCACCGCCAAGGATGTGGTCAGGAGCAGAAGCACTCAAGCCTGCTTCCATAGCAGCAAGTACGCCAGCATCGAATGCATCACGCAGAGCGTAAGCGGCAGACGAAGCAGCTACTTCTTTAAAGTTTACGTGAGACATAGAAGTTTCGATGTCGTCTACGATGAACTTAAATGCGTTAGCTGTGTCAACGACCAGAGTAATTTCAGAATCGGTCAATGCAGTTGCAGTAGTATCAGCACCACGTTGATACTGCTCAACGGTGATTACAGGTTCTTTGATAATTTTTACAGAATCGCCGAACGCTGAAATCTCACCAGCGTAATCAGTGTTGGTGATTGCTTCAGCAACAGAAGCTTTACGGAAGAAGTTAAGAACCTTCTTCGAGTAAATGGCAGGCATAAAGTTAGTGCTTGTGCCGAAATTGCTGTTAGAACCTTCTGCGAAATATCGGTCTGATTGGTTAAAAGCCATGATTATTTTCCTTTTTATTTAAGACAATAGTTATTTAAGCTACTACTCTGCCTTCAATTATGGCTGCATCGATTTCTTTTTCATATTTATCGTATTCAACCATAGACAGTGCAGTAATTTCCCGTTGTGTCCACACCTTTGGCTCATTTGCATTTACGGTTTTTGTTTTAGTTGAAACCATATCTGCTGCCGAGGGGGACATAGATTGCGACTGTACTTTCTTACCTGAAGAAGGTTGAGAGCTTAAACCCGACTCTAGTTTATAGAGGTCGATAGCTTTGACTGCTAAGCTTACGTTATTAGGATTATTATACACCCAGTCTTGAATAGCCTCTGGCTGTGCTTTGGCCCATGAATGAAACTCATCGCTTTGCCGTATATCTGCAAAATCAGGATGTGCTGAGCTAAGAGTTAATTCAGCTTCTTTGCGAGCAATCCTAGCTTCACGTTCATCAAGTGCTGAGAGTCGTGTATCGTTCTCTACAGCAGGGGCTGTTTGTTCTGCATACTCTTGAGCTTGAACTTCTTCAGAGTTATCCTCGTGACGAACGGCCTGTTCAACATGCTGTGTCATTCGAGCTTCTGCTTGTAGTTCTTGCTCTTTTTGCTTGAACTCACTAATCTTTGTATCGTAATGCTTTTTTAAGTCATCGTATCGCTTCTTGTAATCTGTAGCGGACTCTTCTTCAGAAGGGGCCTTTCGGGTGGCCTTCTTTGCTTTCTTTTCGTAATAAACGCCATCAGCACTTTCAAAAGGTTTGTCATCTTCATCATGCCAATCTTTTCTCATGTTGTATGGGTTTGCTGCTTCTTCTTCTATTTCTTGTAAGTCAGTCATGTCGCACTCCTTTTGGGGCTTGTCGTCTCTTCAAGGTAGCCGAAATGTTAGCTAGACATTCGGGGCTTGATACTACAAGGTGGCCTCTAGGTTAAGTTAAAGTAATAAGGGGCTGCGCTAACAGGTAGCCTTATTGTTATCGTACACTAGGCATTGCATTTGACGCTAACATCTGGTTGTAAACCTTTTTATTAGGGTCTAACTGCTCTTCAGAAGCATCAAGTATGCTGCCGCCCATGTACTTTTTCATTAAACCGCCATCATAAGCACGTTCAGCATCATCCATCATAGTTTGAAGCTTGTCGGTGCCAATTTGGTCAGTTGCTTTTTTAGTGAAAACAAATTCACCATCCGACAACCTTGCGGGTATCGAATCTGATGTGCCTGTGCCGGGGCCTTCAACGGCTCCTTCACCTGCAAATTCTCCTGCAATATCCATTATTTTATCAAAGATTTCGCCTAAGCGCCCGTCACTTTCGAGAGCGCCTAATAAATATTCTTGGTCTTCTGTACTTAGAGCTTCGCCTAGAACGAATCCGGCGTACTCATCTTCCATCTCATCATCTGGAAGCTGTGTAGCTTTTACGGCTTCCATTTCCTCTGGTGGTATATTATCATAAGTATCTACGGGCATATCGGGAGCC